GTGATACGAGAAAGTCACGCTCAGTTGCGTCTTCAATAGTTATATTTTTCCTTATTCTTTCGAATAAAGAAATCAACTAACAGACCGTGCTGAGTCTCCAACCTTTTATCTTCACCAGATTTCTCTTGTAAAGAGTATTAGTTGTTTTTGGTAACTAATGTGTGAGAGTGAATTGTTAATTATCTAGGGTATTACCCTAGTTAACCGATGATTTAACTCACTGCACTAATTCCAACTTTAGCTATGAAGGTCGCAGAATAAACTACCACTGAAGATAAGATAATAGGGTGATTCATCATCACCCATATAACTCTTCCAGTGAAACTTTTCTTGATCATATCAACAACAGTGTACGACTTACAATCATCATTACAATAATGAGGGTTGTCTGGAGTAACTGTTTCATCTGAACTAGAACTTTCTCCGTCTGCTGGTCTGGTGTAGGATCTCCATTCTTCTCTGTTAGAGACTTCCTCTGTTTGCACAGGGGCTGTATCTAAAGGTAAGATAGAAGATTCTTCAATCCATACTGATTCGTCTTCGTATATTACGAATTCCGGATCAAAGGGATCATAGCCATATAGCATAACGAAGAAGTCTTGATAGATGGAAGATATGAAACCTTGGGCAAGATGCCAATAGGCATCTATCCAAGGGTTAGAAAATAGTAATTCGGTTAAAGTGTCATGGGATCCTCCCATCACTGCATACCATGGTAGCGTTAAGATATGCCACATTGGATATATTCCATAATAATAGAATATTCCAAATGACTGTCCTATTGCTTCTATTGATATCAGTGAAGGGTTGACCGCCATAAACCCTCCAACTACATGTTCCCAGTAATGGGAAATAGTCATCATCACGGTAAATACATAAATTTGTACAGACCAAGATGAGTAACTATTCCCTACAGGGATAGTTGGAGAGAATAAGTTTAACGACACTTGTTCCCAATTCTGTGTTAGACCTTCTATTAGTGTTAAGTTGGAAAACACCACAAATAGGCCCTTTAGATCACCTCCTGTCCATATATGGGTAATAGTTAACCAAACTATTAATCCAATATAGTACATTGAGAAAGAAAAGACGAAAGCTAAACAGCTTTCAAATAACCACATCCATATCAAAGTTCTTAAACCAAAAACTTTTGATAAGGGTGAAGTTAATTGTCTTAATTTCCCAATTCCGACAGATGATCTATAGGCTTGTATCTGTGCCGCATTTTTACTAACTACAAAAATTCTTTTTATTAAGTTAATAATCAATGGGAAGAAGTTAAAAGAGGACGATTGTGATTCTCTTGGTATTACCACCTTACTCCAGGTGTTCCATGCTTTTTGAATCCTTTGCAAATCTTTTTGCATTGGAGTTCTCAAAGAAGGAGAGCCGCTCAATAACTTGCTGATCTGGTGTCCAAACACTTCTTCATCGATCTTATAATAAGTAGATATTAAATGCTTTAGAGCATTCATATCTGGCTTTATCATAGGTCTATGAAACATCTGTTGGGACTCAGATATGATCATTTTGATTAAATTCGGAAGATCATACCCCCTGATCCTTACTAGGCTACTTACTGCCTCAGAATATTTCTTTCTGTGGGTTAAGAAGTAGATTCTATCTAAGTGATCAGGAAGGATTGATATCCTCTTCGCGGGGAAAAGTGTCCACCAGTCCATTTCCATGAACTGAGAGAATCTTTTAAACGAGAAGGGGTTATCAGGGTATCCAATTCCTTGGATTTCCTCAACCTTTCTTCTTACATCAGAGTGTAACTTTTCTGAGATCTTTCTCAAAACGGTTATAATCTTCATGTAGGACTTAATCGCATTAATCACACCTGCCCTACTCTGCCCGGGAACGGCTAGCGCCTTAGTTATAAGCGCTAACAATTCTTCAGGAGAAGCAGGAATGTCCCTGATAAGAGTCCATGCCAACCACCTACTTGTATTTGCTGAGGATTTATACCCTAGACCTAACAATGTTTTCATTGTCGAGTCTTTGATATTATATTTCTTAGCAAATGCAGCTAATGATGCAGAATTTTCTAAGGCAGATGAGTATTCCTTTAAGGAAATTGGAGAAACGTCAATAGAACCTACTATGGTTCTTTTAGCGAATTCCAATCCTCTCCCGCCTGTAGAAATTATAGATTTTGAGGTATTCACCTCTAATCCTAATCCTGCCATTATCTTCAAGTAAGATTCGGCTACTCTCTTATCCCAGATAACTATATCGTCCCCTAGTAGTGCATACCCCTTGTAAGGGAATGTACTATGGGACAATATAGCAGCTGCTTGAACTATCAAATGATGAGTGATAGCTAGCATAGCCCAACTTGATAAGGCCCCCATTGGTTGACCTACTTCGTACTTCACTGAAGTACTTATAGGTTTACCGCTTTTATCTTTATACTTCACAGCATAAGATCTAAGCGTCAATAGTGATCTCCAAGTTTGGGCATACGCTTCTCCAAATAGGTTCTGTATTATCTTCTGTTGAAGACTTACAGGTAACCTATCTGTAGCTGCGGATAAATCCAATGAATACAATGGTTTCCCAACAGGAACCCTCTTAAGAGGATTCCCTTGGTTAAAAGTCCCATCCATAGGTAAAAGTCTAAGATTCTTAAACAGATACTTATGAAGAGGCCTTAAAAGCCATTGTGTAAAAGGATCTACCATCGCAAATATTCTCACTTTTCCAGCAGCTTCCTGCTTTAACCCTAACTTTCCTAAGTAAGATGTCTTACTGGCTAAGGCAGCACCTAATCCAGGTGTTAGCCCTAACTGCATAATAATAGCTAGTTCCCCAACATACTTTGATGTAGCTAACCATAATCTTTTGAAGGTTATGTCAACGTTTGTCAAAGATATCATTCTTTCGATTATAGTATGCATTTCCGGATTTTTCCAGAATGCTATTCTAGATCTAATGATTGATAAGGGATGAGTGGACGTTTCATTGTCCCTCAAGCTACTATTAGGCGAAGCCGTCATTATAGGAAAGGGTTCAGAAGGGGATAAGAATCTTGGTAGTCTTATAAGATATTTAATTATCTTTGGGATTAATACCGAAATTCTATTCTCCATCTGAAGGGACCCTACTCTTGGTGAAGTTATAGAAGATAGTTTTGGAGGGGCTAAGTAAATTATAACCCTGGTTATTGCTAACATTGTTAGCACCCACTTTATTGCTAAAGTGTCCCCATTTTCTATTCTTCTCCTAAGAGTTACAGGAAGTATTCTGGGTATCCCGCTTTTAGACCTAGAAACTCTAGGTCCTATGGCGGATACATCTGATATTACATATCCACAAGCTACTTGTTGGACTAACACTGAGCAGGTCTTTAGGTATTTTGAATACCCTGGAAGACCTTGCTTAATGTAAATCTTATGAGCTGCTCTAAGTAAAAGAACGCACAATCTAACCCAGTTCGGAGTTAGTTGACCAACCAATATTTTCGTCACATTTAGCATGTGAGAAATTATCGGCTTGCTACCTTTTACAGTAACATTGGCATTAAAGATCTTAGGCTCTAAGTCTAACTGATTCCTTGCTAAAGTGTATCTTTGTGATAACTTTAGCCTGTTGTCAGGGACTTGTTGCTTTGCTTTTGATGTGAAATCTAGGACGATAACTTTGTTATTTTCTTGCATTTCATTTAAAAAGAAGACTCTTTAAACTTCGGTTTCCCACGAATGGGGCCGCAGCCACCCTTTACAGGGAAGGTCGAGTAACCTCTAGGGTTATCGTAGAATTACAGCATTAAACCCGCTGCCTTCTACGGTGCCCTTAGTGTGTAATTATCTCCCTTCACTTATCGCTTCTAACACGAGTTCATGAAGTTCGATACAAGAGTAACTAGTAGTGAGAAAACACTATTGGTTCAAACTTCTATTACTTTACTCCCACATCTGTCTTGCAAGCAAGCTATCGTAGATCATACGAATAGTTTGTCTTACTTACAATCTTATGGTTAGCCTTTCGACTACTAATATTAGTGGCTCGGACTAACATCCTATAAGATAGCAGAAACCAAGGGATACAGGTAATAGATTAGAAGGAACTATATGTATAGTCATCCTAATCAACTGAGTAATCAGGAGAGGAATATCACTTCCTTTGCTTCTCAAGCTTACACACTGTAATGCTTTGGAGCTAAAGAGCTCAACTCATAAAAGATCTAGAAATAAATCTGCGTCGATTACCAATTGAGGTATATAGTACAAGGCTTTGTACTAAGGAAGACCGACCTTCTCAGGCCGGC